GTTTGTTTGTAATCCTTTTTAGGGTAAGGATCATAACCACCAAGCATCCATTCAGACATCTTGGTAATTTCTACACTGTCAGAAAATCCTTCGGCATACAACTTATTGAACTCTTCAAGCAAACTGCGGGGGTCAGGGTGCTCTTGTAGTACAACAAAACTATGAGGATGCCGAAAGACTTTCCTACTATATTCAACCAGATCTAGGGTTATATTATATGCTGCGTCTACCCACACAGTCAGATCAGAAGACTGTGTGAAGTATATATGCGGTTCATGCTTGATAACATATGACTTCCTAACAGGACAGTCGGGAAGTTTTACATTTAGATCATCAAGATGTACGTACTCCCACGGTCCTTTGGTTGTAGGAATGCTTCCATCATGAAACAAAACATACCGACAACCTTCCTCAACATATGCGTCAGGAATGGAGTCGTATCCGTTGGTTATGCACGTATAAAAAATCAATTTAGGTTGTCCACAGGTTTTGATTTACCCATTGCTTCGCTTACTGTACGGTTCGTAACGTTACCAGGTTCACGTAAGAACCATCCAGTAGCAATGTACTTAGATTCATCCCCTGTAAGGAATCCACCTCTGTGCATGTGGGTGTAAGTAGCAGGCCAGAGAACAATAGTTCCCTTCTTAGGATGGAACGTTTTCTCCTGGTGATAGAAGTCAGTGCCGCCACCATTCTCAGGAGGGATATCATTCAGATAAATCATCCACGTCAGCACACGGTCACGGTAGAGGAAGTTACCATTCTCACAATGCCATACATGATATCCACCGCCAGGATCTGTACGTTGAAGTTTACAAGTCCATGAAGAAATGGGATCAGCAGAATCAACAAGACCTTTGTACTTCTGTACATACATCTCAAATGCTTGACCGATTGCTTGATTGACCTGAGCGGTCATCGTCGTGTCACAAACTTCAAGGTAAAGTTGATGGTCCTTACGACCCATGCCACCTTTAGGAAATTGAGACTCCCCATCATTGAAGTGGTCAATGGTAAAATCATTTTCTCCAATTTTTGTGACTGAATGTTCGGAGGATTCTCCTACGAAATGCTTTTTGTTGTACCAGTATTCAAAAACCTCACGTAAAGAATCACAGAATTCCCAACGCACAAAGTTCTCAAAGACACCTATGTGGTCATAGAAAAAGGGTTCAGTAAAGTCAGGTTGCGTCAGGATCTCGTCTGTCATTGCTTTTGTGCGTGTTCCATATACACTGATGGTGGTATTCTACCACAATATTCATCTAGTTCCATAATCTGATCGACAGTATGCTCTCTAGCATCTCTCTCCCAGAACTCTGCTAATGCCTCATTACTACCCTTATGAAAGATGTCAATGTGTTCTTCATGAATAGCAGAACCCATGTCTAATCTGTAGTTGAACAAAGGAGTAGAATAAGATTTACCACTGTCAAGAATCAAATCCTCTGAAACTGCACGAGGTCTGATGTTCTGATCCAGTTTCCACTGGTTGCCACGGAGGTGACACCGGAGGACCTTGGTTGCATGGTGCCTGCTGATCAAGTAACCAGCAGCAGAGAAATCATTGATGAACCTTTGATGTAACTTGAGAGTAATCCCATTGGGATTGATGATGGTTAGTTGCAGGCAGTCCCAGTTGATGGGCAGTCGCTTCCTAACATCCTTCCAAGTGAAAGTCCAATGCTTGACAGTGGAGAGATCGATGTCGTCCTCCATGATGAAGATTTCATCTAGGTCAGTCTCTTCGACAAAATAACGTAGAGCATTGAGGTGAGACATTACACATGCAATCTCACCTTTGTTCATATTATGAGGTACAGAACCTTTCAGGTTGTCCTCATACTCATCACCATCAATACCACTGATGCGGTGGTTATCAGTGAGTCCCCAGTAGTTCAATTGATCTTCCATGTATTCCCGTCTCTGGGTCACACGGTCTAGATTGATCCAAAGAACTTTAGGGAACCCCTTCAGTTTGTCGATAGACTTATTCCTATCAGTCATCCGTGCCAGGGCGTTTGCCATTGCGGACACCACGATACACCATGTATAGGGGATCCTTATAATATTCTTCAATAGCGTCCCTACTCATGTTGCCAAGTTTTTCCCACAACGCACGGTTCTCTTCGATGTGAGGGTTGTTGAACCAAGAGTTAGGAGTACGACGGTGCTCCATATGATAGATCAAATCATTTAGACGCAGCACTTGTGAACAAAGATTGAAGCGACTGTAACGTTCGTCATCTTCATATCCATAAGCAACAAACCCTTCGTTTTCTGCACCCAATCGAAGGTATTCTTTAGTGTCAAAGAACTGTACGAAACCAAACTTGGCATCATACAAAGTTGCATTTTTCTCAAATGCATTGAAGTTGAAGTTGCTGTTGATGAACCGAGTACAGTCCTCATCAGTAACTCGTAACTGGTACTGATAGTCTCCACACCCATAAGGATAGACACACTTCACAGGTTCAGGAGTTGCCTCAGGATCATTTGGGGGAACCCAACCGGTTAGAATGGCATTCTGCGCCAAGATGTAGTTGTTCATCGGCAGCAAGACATCACAGTCATAGTTGCAGACCACAGGGGTCTCAACCAACATCAGCATGTCGTTGATCAAACGAGTCCTATGGAAGACTTTATCATTACTCTCCTCAAAGATATGATGAATCTTCTCCATCTTCTCAGGAGGCAATGCTTCATCAAGCATTGGCACCACACTCTTCAAGAAAATAGATTCAACATCATGTTCCTTGATAATGATCTGAGTATCAAAATTACGCAGAAGATACACTAGTGTTGTCGTGATGTTACGCATCCGATCAACACTTTCAATTCGCAAAGGAATGATGAAGGTTGTTTTAGTCAGGTCCCAGGAGTTTACCGGTTGGATCTGAAGATCTTCGTATATTCCAAGATCTTGAATTTCAACACCTTCTTGGTGGATTGTTTCAGACATTGATAGATTTCCAGTTAGGGCAGTAAAGGTCAGAGGTGTCGTGGTCTTTAGTATACCCGTCACCGAACCAACGGTTAGGGGCGATGATTGTCTTGTCTGAGTTTGCACTCAACCAAGACCCCCACCATGAGAATGATGAGTTAGCAATGATAAAGTCGTGACATAGACTCATCATACAGAGGTCGGCAACATTGTCGCCACCCTCAGAGATCAAAAAACGATCATCTACAAATTGTTCGTTACACCAAGCAGGATCATCAGAAAAAACAACGACAGTCCTGTCAGAATCAAAGTGCGAAAGGGCACGTTCATAATAATCCTTGGTGCATGGAGGGTGGTTGTCGCAGTTAGTTATGTAGTCACCCCTCCGAACATGCAGAGCAATTGGTCGGTCAACCGAACCAATCATTTCTTGGCATGGTTCTTTGATATTGTTTTTGAATTCAAAGTCCTCACGGATTTCAGATTCAATATGTTTGAACCATTTTTCGCTTTGTAGATACCCGTAGACATTATGCCCATCAGGCATGTTGTCAAACAGGTTCTTATCAAAGTGAAAATGTTCTTCCTGTACGTAAGGTCCAGGACACACTGCAATATTCGTTAGTCCAGTAAGTTTGAAGCACTCAAACAATTGATGGTCAGTCCATTGGTCTTGAAAATCGCTAGGAGGAATACAGAAGTCATACCCATGCTTAGCAGCAATGCCACGTAGTCCTGCATACTGAAACATCTGATTACCCAGACGACCATGACGACCCAGGTGATTGAATCCAATCATTTATGCTTCTCCTTCAAATATTCAATCTCCTGAGGCATAAGGTTCTCATACTTACGTTGTGTTTGATGGGGGTGTTCTCTATTAGAGATGTGGTAGTGACTAAGAACTTTTGGTTCCCCATAGTTCTCATACAACCTATAGTACATGTCACAGTCCATCAGCATAGTAAGTTCTTCATCAAAGTATTCCTCACACCCATTACGGAGAGCAAGAATAGATGGAGAACTGAGAGTGTTGACACCCTCTAGCAAACGATTGTTATAGACAGGAATCTTAGGGTTGTAGTGAGTCTTACCATCATCTAAGGTATGAGCAAATCCAGTCACTGCCCACTCCACTCCTTCAGTAAAGGTAGCGTCAAGTTCAGAACTTAGATTCTTAGTTAGAATCATATCATCACTGAAGATAATTTTCAAGATGTCACCATCTGCTAAACGCATAGCGTTATTGGTATTAGCAGAAATGTTACCTATCTTTTCTGTGTTCTGAACATAATTGATCTCGAACAGATCATCATACTCTTGACATGCTCTTTGAACTTTGTTTGATGTGCCATGATCAGACACCCAAACATTGAAGTTCATATCCTTCTGCAATGACAGACTATGAAAGATGTCAAACAGATACTGTTGGCACCTAGGGTTCTTATCATGCGTAGGAATGCAAAAACTTACTCTCATTTCCCTACAAACTCCTTGATTTTATTTGTAAGTCTAGGCACTACATCGTTTTCACTATGGAAACGCTTAGCAATTTCATAGTTCTGATCGATTGCAGGTTTTCTCCAATCATACATTTCAGTATCCAGATGTCTTAGGATAAGTTCAAGCTCTTCCATATCATGAAATACAATCACACCATCCATATTGAACCAATCACTAAGGTTAGGACAACCATAGTAAATGGGTACAGTTTTTGACGCAAAGCAATCAATAACCTTTTCAGTAAAGTAATTCTGTTGGCGAGAGTTCTCTACTGTAATATGAAACTTAGCGTTCTCAAAGAAATCATTCCTCCGTTGATGGAAAGGAGGTGACATATGTGCATAGTATTGTAGTCCATTAGATACATCTACCTTCTTGAGCATCTCAAAGATGTCAAGACGCATGTTGTGTCCAACAGTTTGATTCTTATTACTCGTAACAAAGGTAACGTTGTTACCCTTATCAATAATAAGATCAGAAAAATTCAACCAACTAGATCCCCACTCAAACAATTCTGCTTGAGGGTGTGTGTCGATAATTTTTTGAGTGAACGTATAGATCTTATCAAAATGATAAGCACCACGAAGTGCTCCCTCAGTTACCGTAGGAAGGATTGAATATGGTTCCGCTAAGAACAGAATTTTTACATCTGCTTGCGGATCATAATCAAGGTTATCAATAGAAATGCTGACAGACTTATCGCCAAGATCAAGATGCTTGTCTTGCCAAGGGTTCCACCACAGAGGATAATATTTGACTGTCATCGGATGTCTTGAAAATGATAATGAAAACCAAAGGTCTCGACACCTTTGTGTTCTGGGCACTCTACCTCTTTAGAGAACCTAGCGGCAACTTCCACTGGAGCAAAGACGCATCCTTGTTCCTCAAAAAGGTGCCGATTGTGGATACATATGTTTCCGTCCTCGTTATATAGTCCAGCATTCATATGCTTATAAAAGTCTCCTTCATTGACTTCCCAAGGCACAGTCACACGCGAGGGAACTTGTAATAACTTTCTGGAACGTAAGGAAAATCCCCCATTCCCAACCCGCTGGTTCTTACCCCAGGGGTCGAGGTAGGCGGTTGGATCGTCTCTCCACGGGGCACCGATGTAGTCGTATTGTAACCACGAATTATCCCATAACCAAGGTCGAATAACAAAACCGTCAGGATGAATAAGGAGGCAATGCGAGGACTGAATATGATTGAGAAAATTATATATGCAATAAAAATTGAAATCATTGATACTTTGAATTGGATAAGTTTTCTCATACTGTGCTTGATCACAGAGACCTTCTGGTCTTCCTTTACTGCCAAGAAATTTGACAGCGCCCCATTCAATAGATTCACATGATTTATTTACCGCATAGACTGCTTCTGGTATGTCAACATCTGCTAGCATCAGCAGTGTAACTTCAGGAATCTTTAGCACGTTTGACTGCCCTGTTGAACACCGAGTATAAGTCTAACAGATTAGTGTCAATATTTCTAGCCTTGTCACAAAGATCTTGAGCATTCGACAACACAGATTTAGTGATCTTACCAAAGTCATCTACCCATAACACAGGATAATTTTTATACAACTCTTGCAAGTAATCATTTTTCACCATGATTGGCACCCTTTTTAGATAGAGAACCTCCCAGTTTCGGTGACAATCAACTGCATTACCTTGAGGACAGATCATAAATTTATGATTCTGAATCTCTCTCACGTAGGTATGATAGTTTACCGCTTCCCCGACCGTGGCGTAATGTAACTTGCTAAAGATTTCACGGATGTTGCCACGTGCACTGATGTTAGTGTGCTCTGCATGATTGATGTAGAGTAGTTTTTTAGGTTTAGGATCCTTCTCCATAGCAGCGTGGAGAATACTTTGACGTTCATCATTGGCACTCAACTTCCTACCCACACCATAAGGAAATGGATATAATTTATCTTTGAACCCCACTGCATTTGCAGCAAAAATCCCCAACACATTGTCGGGGATATCAATATCAGAATTGATAGGAGTGTCTTCGTTGTTGCAGAAAATTATAAATTTTTTCTCAGGATAATGAGCACAGAGTTTCATAAGATCATTACGTTTTTGTAGACCATTGATCCACACCTGATCTTTTTTATTACCACACTTGATTGGTCTGTGATACAACCTGATATTATCAATGAATAGTTTGATAACCTCTTTATCACATAAGAAATCAGTGTTAGATGAATTAGCATCATTCATAAAGGCACCATAGACTCCTCCTACCATGCCTGCTTGATCACCAAAACTGTAGTCACAAAGATCTGCAACCGCTGGTCCCGAAATCAGTTTCATACTTTCACAAACTTCTTCAGTTTACGATTCTTCTGTGCCCTCACATATGAAGGGAAACTATCATCAATATCAACTACCGTAGGTTGATAAAGATAACTACGACCATAAGGATCTAAATTATGCTTGATCCTATCCTCCATACTAGACCTAAACTCTTCTTTATTATTTTCCTGGTGCTCATAGGCGTCCATCTTCTGCCGTACCGTGTCTGCATCACCGAAGAAACTCCAATGCCATGAAGCGTTAGCAATCTTATATGCCTCATGATGTGACTGACGGAGTTTGTCAACACTCATTGTCTTCAGTGTTTTGAAATCACACACTCTGGTTCCCATCCACTGGTCTTCACACTTGACGTTGAGGTAGTAGTAATAAAGAGGACCAGTAAGAACGTAATGATTACTAGGATCAAACCATTCATCAATACATTTCAATGCTTCAGGATTTGCAATTTCATCAGCATCACTGGTAAGGATGATGTCGTCATCCTTTACCTTACCTAGCAGAGCATAGATTGCACTGTCTTTATGGAAGCATGCACGTTGGTATGGCAGTGGCAGTTTATAGATATCATCTTCCATCATGCTCCGGTGGTACGGAACATTCTCCCAGAAATTTTCTAACGTTTGATTGTCATCAATCGTCTCATGATAAATGATCTTGTCTTCCCACTTCTTGAACCGCTTACGGTTCTCGGAGAAGTACATAGGTTTTTGTTTACCAGTAAAAGTAATATTAGCTTCATTGATAACAAAATAATCTACTTCGTTACCAAGAATATTCATTCTTAGTTCAAGTAAGTCCAGTTCATTATAGAACGTGAACACATCATAGACTGCCATAATTTATGTTCAAAGAAAAGCGTACGTTAGAGGAGGGAGAAGAACTGGAGTGGAGTGTTCTGCCATTGAACACTATTATTTTACCACGTTTAGGTTCTTCTGTATGTATCACTTCACCAGATGAATCAAAAAAGTATGTGTCGCCATCAGAATCATTAGGATAATAGAGTGCAACTACATGTGGACGGTCGTCATCAACGTGGGGATTGTGAGGTACACCCACAGCAGTGGGTCTAGGATATTGCAGGGTCATGTGTGCCCTGAACATTTTCTTGTCTGGTAGGTTGATTGCTTTACCAATCTCATCCCATGGAAACTTATAAAAAAAGTCAGACGTTGTGCCCTTGACATGCAATAACGTATGACTGAAGTAAGGATTCATTTCTTTTCTCAAGGGATGGTCTACGTTGCCGTAGGCACAGTCCTTGAAAAAATAGTAGGGCATCTCATGACACAGATTCTCAATCAGTTTTTGATGAGTAACCTTGAGTTTATACCTTGTAACTAAAGAGGAACTCTCGTTGTTCATTAGTGTTCGCCCACTCTCCTGTTTTGATATAGTCCATCAGGACCATCATATTGATGACTACATCCGTATTATAAAGCATTTTATAATTTAGATGTTCACCAATACACAGGTCTGTGCAATAAAGATTAGTAATTTTATCACTACAAAGTGCTGCAGCAATACCAAACGTCCCTACTCCAGACGTAGCAACATGTTTTGCTGCCATTAGCGTAGCAAAATCCTCCGCAACGCTTTTAGATTGGATCGTAACCTTAGGATTCCACCTGAGTTCTTCAACAATTGGATTGTGTCGGTCAGGTTCAGTGACGACAATTGCCTTCTCAAAATTCTCAAGTAGTGCACCATAAAAACAGTAAGGATTAGGGACATATTGACCAGGATTATCAACCCCCCGGTCAAAGACATCTCCACTACGAATATGAATAACAAGGCAATCAGGATCCACCTCCACATTTGGGAGGTCAAGACGCGGTCTGATATATGTTTTACAAAACGATCGGATCTCGGTATAAATTTTACCGATTTCGATCGGAACTTCTCTGAATGGTCCATCATAATAAAAAAATTTACTAAACCCAGACCTTCTAGTGTCACCAAACTTTTCAGTGAAGGTAGGAATTATCTCGTGCTCTAGGGGTTGGATAAACTCGGTGTTGTATGCCTGAGCACACATCAAACCAACAGCACACTGTTGAATGTTGTTACCAAGTCTTCCATACCAATGAGATAGTTTCATACCAAAATGTTTCGTGCTTCTACATCAACACACTCAAAGGGTTTCCAAACTGATTCTTTTACAACAGTAGGATCAACCCACCAATCTTCATAAGAATTACCACCATTACAAACACTGGCACATACCAGTTGGTAACCAAGATCTTCTAAGAATTGACGTGAATGATCACGGATAGTCTCACCGTCCTTGTACGAGTCATGTTCAAAGGTGATAACGCTGGCACGGAATTCATCATGAGGGAATGCTTTGAGTGCCTTGAACGTCACCTCAGGAGGTTCACAGTCAACAGAGAAGTAATCAATACGACCCTGCCACTTTTCTTTAGCGATTGCCTCGGAGTAATCAAACGTAGTGGCATCTGCTTCATAGCATTGGTTCTGCCGTGCCATGTCTCCGTTGAAAACCTCACACATTGAACGCTCAATCTCTACAGAGAAACCACGCCAACCAAATACTGTCTCAAGTAGGAAAGTATTGTTCAAAGATTGGGGATGATTAGCACCCACCTCCACATACTTACCATTCTTTTTTCCATTCAACATAGTTAGGACAAACAAATCCTGGTATGCTTGAGAGAAATTTTCAAAAACTTTAGTGTGCCCTGTGAAAGTAGACTTCAGAGCATCGCGTTCATAGTTATACGTAGTGTTCATGATCCCTCAAGGTTCTTCCCGATTTGTTGAATGATCCAATTGTAAGTCAGAGAGATACCTTCTTCAAGGGATTGAGAATAATCCCAACCTAATTTCTCTCGAATTAGATCGTTGTTGGAGTTGCGTCCTCGAACACCTGTGTGAGGAACATCAAGATGAATCTTGGTAACATCTTTACGTGCAACTTTCGCCGTGATTTCTGCCAGTTGATTGATGGTGACCATCTCCTCAGATCCAATGTTCACAGGACCCATGAAGTCAGACTGCATCAGTCTCCAAGTCGCTTCGATGCATTCATCAATGAACAAGAAGGAACGAGTCTGTAAGCCGTCTCCCCACACCTCGATAGCTCCACCTTGGAGCGGGAGGAAAGCGACTTTGCGGCAGATTGCAGCAGGTGCCTTCTCTTTTCCACCTTCCCAGGTTCCTTCAGGTCCGAAGATGTTGTGATAGCGAGCGACACGAACAGGAATCCCATGATTACGGTTGTAAGCAAAGTAAAGTCTTTCGCTAAAGAGTTTTTCCCAGCCGTACTCCGAATCAGGAGCAGCAGGGTACGCAGATTCTTCACGGCAGTCTGGATTATCGGGGTCTAGTTGATTGTGCTCTGGATACATGCAAGCAGAAGAACTATAAAAGATCTTTGTGGGTTGATCTTTCTTAGGACGATTTGCTACAGTCCACTCTTTATCACGACCATCAAAGGTCTCATTGAATTTATAGACTGACTGCAGCAAGTTCAAGTTGATGCTTGCAGAGTTGTGCATGATATCTGCATCATGCTCACCAGTAAAGATGTAACCAGCACCACCCATGTCAGCAGCAAACTGATAGATCTCATCAAAGGTGTCGATGTACTGGTAGGGAACAGAGTTATAAAAGTTACCCTGTTCACCCTTGTACTCAATTACACGTTCGACAAAAGTATAATCTCGCAGATCACCTTGGATGAATTCATCCGCTACTGAATCTGAGAAGTCAGGAACCTTGAGGTCCACACCACGAACCCAATACCCTTCGGTCTTGAGTCGCTTGACCATATGACTACCGATGAAACCACCGGCACCCAGGACCAATGCTCGCTTTTGTCTATCCATTAGTAATTTTCAGAAATGTAATTAGAAACAACCTCATCTATGTATTCTAACATAGGTTCAGTAATAACAGGACTACATCCAACAAAAAATACATTATCTAAAACCTTACATGCGTTTGGATAATTGCTTGCAGGTTCAATATGTTGGTATGCAGGATGCATTAGAATATTACCAGCAAAATAGTTCCTTGTCTGGACTTTATTACTCTCTAAATATTTTACGAGGCGGTGTTTATATTCTTCGCAGACGATAGGAACACCAAACCAACTAGTCTCTGCATGCTCTTTCTCTTCAATAACCCGAGCACCCGGAATCTGACTGAAGATCTCGTGAAGTCTAGCTTTGTTGCTACGACGGATGCTATGTATCTCATTTTGCTTAGTCAGTTGTACCAACCCAATAGACCCTTGCAAGTCGGCAGGCTTGAGGTTGTATCCTTGAACGCCAAAGACATACTTATGATCGACATCTTGATCGTACCCTTCCAACCAGCGGTCGAAGCGTTGCCCACAGACACCGTTGGGCAATTTATTCTGGGTTCCTACACAATAACAACCTCTCCCCCACCATGCGAAAGACCTGGCGATCTGAACGATCTCCTCAATGTTAGAAGAAACCATCCCGCCTTCAATCGTGCTGATATGGTGCGCTGGATAGAAAGAACAAGACGCTGCGACGGCATGTTTGGTAAGCAACTCACCACGCCACTTGGAACCGAGCGAGTCACAGTTGTCAGCGATGTACCGCAGGTTATTCCTATCGACAATCTCGATGAACTTATCGAAGTCATAGGGATTTCCCAGAACAGGAGACGAAAAAAGCGCCACAGTTCTAGGAGTAATCTTGCTCTCTAGTTGATCAAGATCCCAGTTGAGATCACCATAGTTGATATCTACAAAGACTGGTGTAAGACCATTCTGGATGATGGGATTGATAGTTGTGGGGAACCCACAGGTGCAGACAATGATCTCATCACCATCATGCCAATCAAAATACTTTTTTAGTGCAGCAATCATCACCAGGTTGGCAGATGATCCACTGTTCACCATCACAGAATAGTCAAACTCAAACTGCTTAGAGAATGCACGTTCAAATTTGTTGACTTCTTCACCAGCAGGCAACCATTTACCTTGGAGTAAGGTAGTGATAGCGGCAGCAGGTTCTTGATTGTCCCAGTAAGGACCAGAATAGTAAATGTTATCACCTGGTTGCCATCCCCTGTTTGCCATGTAGGGAAATAGTTTTTCACCATCTGCCTCTAGGGCATCAATAAAGTTTTCAACTTTCTTTCTTACGAGCATAACGACTCCACGATTTCAACTGTGTCCATGCTTGGTCTGAATCCTAATTCCTGAAGTTTAGTGGTGTCAAGATAAAAGTCTTGTGTCTGGACATCATTATGAAACTTGGGAGGATCAATCATATCTATGGCAGAACGACTGGTCAAGACAGATACTGCTGTATCAACAATATCAGCAATAGGAGTGGGTATACCTGACCCAATATTATAGACGGCATTCAAATCACCTTCAGAAATAACAGTTTTGATTGCACGACATACGTCATCA